GAGAAAATTCAGCGGAAATTAGAGATTTTTTCTACATTAATTTCAAAAAAATCCATACTTTCTCCTTAGGTTTGTTTAAAAATATTGGGAGTGGCTTCTACATTTTTAGTCGTACCTTTTGAGGTTCATGGAGTTGACGACGCGACCTAAGACTTGAAGCCTAAATTCAACTTCTTTGATGGGAATCTCGAACGGTCTGTAAAGGGAGTTATCGGAAATAAAAAGAATAGCTCCAGGAATGCGCTGAACGCGCTTTACATACAGGTCTCCATCCACTAGAACGCAAAAAACACCGTCCCGCTTAAGATCTCTGTCTTGGCGGTCTACCACAATCAAATCGCCATTTCTAAAGGTTGGCTCCATTGAATCTCCAGAGGCGGTTATGAGTTCATATCCTTGCTCTCTAATCTTGCTAATGTTTTCTTGGAACCAAGGACGTGAGACCTGGATTTGTTCAACGAAGGCATCATCCTCGTAATTCTGGATTCCAGCTGACCCGCAGCAGGCTTGGATGTTGATTCTTTTCAAGTTGATGATGTTGTCATCTGGCCAGTCGTCGGGAGTGTGGTTGGTATCCATCCAGCCATAACTGAGACCTAATTTTTCTTCGATATCACGGGCCAGCTTGTCGCCCATTTCGTAAAACGTTCCATTTCCTCTATCAGATCGGTTTCTTATCTGGCCGAGCGAAGGATGATTTCGTTTCCTGCCCAACTGTTCGTTTAGCTCCGCAAGGGAACCAGCTCTGCTAACGAGCGTGTTTAAGTTGTCTCGACGAATTTCAGCAACTGTTTTCATAGTTATCTCCTTAGGCACAGATTACCAAATTGATAATTGACACTTATCAATTAGATAATGATAAAATCTAACCAAATAGGTAATGGTGGTTTTTATGAAACTTGCTGAATTTTTTGAATTGACTGGATCGCCGTCCAAGAAGGCATTGGCTGATTTTTTAGGTGTTCCAGCCTCAAATATTTCAAATTGGATTAGGAATGAACGTCCTATCCCTTCCCGTCACTGCGCAAAAATCGAACAGTTCACGAAAGGTGCAGTGAAGATGGAAGAGCTGCGGCCTGATTTTCCTTGGGATGATGCAAAGAGAGTTATTGCCGATCGGATTTCTTCCATTTGAATAGGAGCGCTAAAAAATGCGTAAATATTCGAGCATTACACCCAAATTCTGGATAGGGAAGACAGGTAGGAAACTAAGAGGCGATATTTCGGCCAAATTGGTAGCGGCTTATCTGCTCTCTTGTCCGAACAATGACATGACCGGAGTCTTTTATTGTCCGCTGTGTCAAATCTCAGCAGAAACTGGTCTTCCGTTAGAAGCCCCTTCGGTGCCCCTTCCAAGCCCCTTCCAAGGGCCTTTAAAGGGTATTCGAGAGGCTTTGGAGACCCTTCAAAGGGAAGATTTCGCCATTTACGACTATGAAAGCGAGTATGTGTTCGTTAAAAAGATGGCGTTATTCCAGATTGCACAGGAATTAAAGCCAACAGACAAAAGAGTAACGGGCATTAAGACGGCAATTGAATCTATGCCAGAAAACTTTAAGTACCTGTTTATTAAAGAATATAACGAGTGTTTTAACCTTGGGTTCAAGGATATCCCGGCACCTGATTTCAAAGAGTTTTCTAGCCAAACACAAGACGAAAATAAGACCTCTGCAAGCCCCATAGAAGCCCCTTCAAAGGCCCTCCGAAGCCAAGAACAAGAACAAGAACAAGAACAAGAACAAGAACAAGAAACATATACACGCACCGAAAAGAGCGAAAAACATCCGGAAGTCTCTGAGGATTTCGCGGGGCGTGTATCTGAAAAATCTTCTTTTTCAAAAACCGATCCAACAGAGGAAGAACTTCCGCTTTTGAATGCAGAAGAAGAGAAAGACACTCAGCCAACTGTTTCCAAAACGGAAAAGGTTCGGAAAAGTGAAAAGGTCAAAAATGAACCGTCTGGACTTCAAAAACCCGATGACGTTCCCATTGACCGTTGGAATGATTTCCTTGCACACCGTAAGGCGATAAAAAAGCCGTTCAACTCGTACGCTCTCAAGCTCATGCAGACCGAATGCAAAAAAGCAGGATGGACCATGACCGAGGCTATCGAACGGGTTTTAGCCGAAGGATGGACTGGTTTTAAGGCGGAATACGTCAAAGACGAATGGAAAAATCCCAATGCGGTGTGGGTCACGGCTGCCGAATACAACAAAGAACTTCCTCCCGTTACGTACTCGATCGGTGCTAGAGACAGGTTCATCGAAAAGCTCCATGCGGGAATGAATGCATTCGACATTAAGGACTTGCCAGATCATAGGGAGCAGAAATGATGTTTGCCGCTGCCGCCGTTGTTCGAGATGATCAGGGCAGAACGTTCTACGAACATCCTGACGCCTTTACGACTACTCAGCTTGTTTTCTTTCCTCGACTAACCGATAGCGAACTAGAGCTCTACCAAGCTGATGCGATTTATGAAGACGAAATCGAGGTGCTGCCCAGAAGACGTCCTCAGGTTCCGACGATACTGTTTACGTTCTGCGACGAACCCAATCACATCAAGGCTGAATTTCTCCGAGGCAAGACTGTTCTGATCGACTTTATCGATGTCGACGATACGCCCGAACTCAGAGAAACCGTCCGTCGTTGGATGCTCGAAATTCCCAAATCCCTACCCGCCGCCGTTGTCGTCTCGGTGATGTTCAAAAACAAACAACTGATTGCATGGAAATTTGACTATGAATCCAAAAAATACAAGCGTTTCGCCTGAGCTTGATGGCTATTGGGGCGATCCGACGGGCGGAGCCGAGATAGAAACATCGCTCGCCGACTACGAGAGCAGGGCATGCAAGACACCTGAGTTTTTCATCAACAAGGACGTTCTCGAGTTCAAAAACGATTTTCAGAACTATTTGGAAGAAAAGAAGACTCATGTCTCCAAGTTCACGCTTCCCTTTACTCAAACGAATGAAGGCTGTGTCGGGCGTCCGATAGATTTTGAATTTCGTCCGGGAGAACTAACAGTGTTGGCGGGTGAAAACGGTTCTGGCAAATCTCTTTTGCTTGGTCAGATCGGACTGCACCTAATTTCCTGCGGGGCCTCTCTGTACATCGCGTCTTTTGAGATGGCGCCTGTGAGAACGATTGAACGCATGCTCATGCAGACAGTTTGCAGTCAGAACAAGCGAAAAATTGAAGCGCCGGATGTTGATCTGTTCTTTCGACACTTTGCCTCAAGGATGCGAATTTGCGATCTGCAGCGGAAAGTTACGCCTAATGAACTGCTGCGCCTGCTGGATTCCGCCGTCCAAGACTACAAATCGAACATCCTCTTTGTCGACTCTCTGATGATGTGTGTCAGAGACGATATGGACAAGAAGGAAACCGACTACGTTATGGGAAAACTGGTCGAGTTTGCAAAGGTCAACAACGTCCACATCGTGGTGGTCGCACATTGCCGGAAGCGTGGAGACGGCGGTTCAAAAACCTATTCGGTGTTTGATTCTGCGACGAAAGAATCCATTAAGGGAAGCTCCAATATCACCAACATTGCATTCAACGTTTTTGTGTTGGCCCGCGATTACAGCAAGGTTCAAAAGAAGGCTGAAGGAAAAGATGTCGATGACACAAAACCCGATTTTGTCTTGAACCTATGCAAGCAGAGAAACGGTGCTTGGGAAGGGTTCATCAAGCTTTGGAGGGACAACGCCAGTCTGAATTTCTGCACATCGTGGACGCGTGTTCCGGTGAGGCCGTGGCTGGAGCTAACACAGTCAGAGCCTGCGCCTGAACCCTACTTTTAGGAGGTTTTATGTCAGAGAGTGCATGGCAGTTGCTGATGATCATTTTGGCGCCGGTGGTGTTCATCAATCTGGTGCTGTTTGGGCTACTCGTGAGGGCTGCTTTTCAACTCAGCCAGGAGAAACATCATGAGCTTTGACTTCGCTTACTTGTTCAAATTCCTCGGTTGGATGGGAGGTTTGCTTTATCTGGCTGATGTCGGTTGGTTTGCCTACAGGGGTTCAAACATTGATTACAGCCTGAAGATTTTGGGGATGGTTATTGCTGTCGATTTCGTTTGTGCTTTCCGAAGGAAGTCTGAATGAGCGGGTGCTGCCTCTACTGCATTCATGCTCAGGCCTTTTGGATAGGACCTGACGGGAAGAAGCATCTGCCTCCAAAACAGTCCTTTGGGGACATGAACATCTACTGCCACCATCCGGACAAAGGCGCCGGCATCGAGTGCTATCCGATCTCGTTTGCTCGGTGCACGGTATTTGAACAAGCGGGAGACGAGCAAATTCAACGCAGGAGAGACTTCTTCTCGCAGTTTGAGCGTTGGCCTTCACACGCTCAGATCATCGCTCAACGGAACTCTAATGTTCTGGAAACAGCATTAAAGAATTCAACCAAACAACACAAACTCAATCAGGAGGGATAAATGAAAAGGTTTTTACAAGCAAAGGGCAGGTTAAAAGTAGGAGAAATGAACCGGACCGAGGCCGCCTATCGAGACCACTTAGAACAACAGAAAAACGCTGGGTTAATCCTCAAATACTGGTTCGAGCGCTTCACGTGGAAGATTGCCTCAAACCGATGCTCGTATACGCCTGATTTTCTTGTCATGCGTCCAGATAAAACGCTTGAGCTGCACGAGGTCAAGGGCTCTCTAAAAATCTTCGCTGACGACGCAAAAGTTAAATGCAAAGTCTGTGCTGATGAGTGTCCGATTCCGTTGTTTATCGTCACACCGAGACCAAAGAAAGAGGGTGGGGGCTGGAATGTTCAGGCATTTTAACGTTGAAGCATTTGTTTTCTGGTGGATCAATTCTGTGATGGCAATCTACGCCCTTCTTTGGGTCGCTAAGAAGATTGCGGATTTTTTGGAGCACCGCGACAAGCTCAGGAAAAAGTTGGATTTCTTTGGGCTCTCGGCCATCGGGATTATTTATCTCTACTGCATGTTTAGCTACGTGAGGACTCTTGGATGACAGAAACAGAACAAAAACTCATTGATGATCTCAGGCCTCGTTTGGATAACTGGCGCCGGGCGTACCGTGATCGTGTTGTTAAAAACGTCTCGATTGCCTACGCAGTAGAGAAAGCCCTCGCATTGACGAGAAATAAGACTGATTTTTCTGAGGATTATTCTGGCCCGGATGATCGCTCAGAAGATTTTGCGATGAAGGTTGACCAAAAAGACGCGGATTTACTCAACTTGGTTTGGCAATACTTGGATGTACCGGGTGCCGATTTTTTTACTATTGGTGAGGGAGGGCTAACCGTTAAGACGGCGAAGAACATCATCCTCCTTTATGTATTTTCCAATAACTATGCTCTGCGTAGAGCTGGACGGAAAATCTGGAAGGTAAAGGATGTAAAACTAGAAGGTTGGATCAAAGAATCTTTGATTTTCTTTGCCCTTAGGCTAAGAGCTTATGAAGCGGCAAAGGATAAAGCAGAAAAACAATAAGGGAAAACAGTGCGAATGTCTCAGGTAAAGATGGGATATTCGCCGGATTATTTCTCAACTTGCCCTGATAAAATTTAAAAATTACATACAAACCCTAGGAGATCGAAAATGAATAAATCCCTTTCTGTCCTAGTTGGACTGACTGCACTTCTATTGGCTGGATGCAAATCTGAAATCACGATGCCAGTCACATACTCTGAAGTTTTTGGCGCTCCGGTCATTAAGAATGCCCGATTGGATATTGAAGTTCCGGCATGCAAAGAGTACAAGAGCGACTTAGAAAGTTCTTCTGTCTTAGAGGCCAAGCAAAAAATTAACTACGTTTTCCCAAATGCCACTTATTTGGGGTGCAAGAGAGGAAGCGGGATAGACACTTTCGCCCAGTTTGAACTCCCATTTAAAGTGGGCGGTATTGGGCTGAAGGATTGCAATGCCAATGAGATTTGCATCGGTTCCTCTCAAAACAATCAGTTCATGAATGTTTTTATTGGAAAAGACATAAAAACCAAGATTGATGAGTTATCGCGATCTGCCACGATTTATGGTCCGAAGGATGTGAAGGTACGGTTGGTCTTTAAGAACGATACAAATCAGGCTCTCGGAATCGATTACATAAGTCTCTTCTTGAGTGATGGGAAAGAAACGATTCCAGTGCATAACGTGAAGAATGCCAAGTTTAACTCTGGGTTGGCCGCGTATATGACATTGAGTGACGTAGCCTCTGCCTCCTTGCTCCGGAGGGGCGTGGTTAGTGTTACGAGATTCCCGGATAGAGAATTAAAGGAAGTGGAAGCACCGGCTAAGAAATAGCATTTATTGCAATGGGTGTCTCGGTGTGGTATCGTCAATAAGACAATTTCAAGCCTGTGATACTCAGGCGCCGATAGGCTTAATCTGAACGGGTTCCTTGCGGAGGAGCCCGTGTATCCAAAGAAAAGAGGATACGATGATTAAGCCAATCGATTACATAAGAGCTCCGATTTCGGGGCTTTTTGTTTTTCGGCCGTTCGCTAAATCTTCGATTGTCCTTCCGTACTCCAAAATCGAATTATTAAAGAACAGGCGGACGGTCAAAATTCTCAGCGGTTCCATTGTTGCCCACAACATTTATCGACAAACCGCACAGCCTCTCGGTGGGCTTAAGCACCGAGCCATTTACAACATCCAGCAAGCCTAGCTTTTCATTCTTATGGAAACGATGCTCACTCCGCTGGATTTCTAATTCTCCTGACGAGAATGGCGGAGAAAACCGCCTTAACAAACTATCTCCTTGGGGTTGGTTGGGGTTGCGCTCGGCTGAAAGATGTCGGGCGCACCTTTTTTAAGCTATGAAAGAATCTGAACTCAAAATTCTCTACAGGCCGGTCAATGACCTGATTCCGTATGCAAACAATGCCCGGACGCATTCTGAGGAACAGGTGAATCAAATCGCCAGTTCGATCAAGGAATTTGGGTTCAACAATCCAATCCTGGTTGATGAACAGGGCGGAGTTATTGCCGGACATGGACGCTTGAAGGCGGCTAAGAAACTCGGGCTGAAGGTAATACCGACAATTGAATTAACCGGATTGTCTGAAGCTCAGAAGAAGGCTTTCATCCTTGCAGATAACCGAATTGCTCTTAATTCCGGTTGGGATATTGATCTCCTGAGAATTGAGCTGCAGGAATTGCAGGATACAGATTTGGCGCCGGTCACTGGTTTCTCAGACGAAGAGTTGAATGCTTTGTTGTGTGGAACTACCGAACTCGCTGAGGAAGAGGAAGAACCGGAAAAAGAGGAGCCCGAGGCAGATAGCTTTAATCTGACGCTCTCAATTCCGATCGAATACAAAGAGCAGGTTCAGGATTTCGTTAAGAGTTTCGGACCCGAGGATTTAATTCAGAAGATCATCGATATGACCAGTTAACTAGAGGCAGGATGATGGCATGGAAGAAAAAGTTCAAAAGAAGCGGACTCGTCCACGCATTCAGATTGACTTAGAGAAGGTTGAACAACTGGCTCAGGTTTGTGACAACGAGGAAGAGATCGCTCTCGCGCTCGGGATCAGTTATCGGACCTTGAGAAATCGAAAAAAAGATTTTGCCAATTTTGCCACCGCCATAAAAAAGGGAAAGGCTAAGGCAAACGCCTTTGTGGGCGGAAAACTAATGTCCCTCATTAGGGAGGGCAATCCGGCAGCGACCATTTTTTACATGAAGAGTCGCTGTGGGTGGAAAGAGACTGACAGGAAGGAGATCACTGGAAAAGACGGTGAACCGGTCAAGGTCGATAAGGTTAACCAGCTGGATCTAAGCAAGCTCACCTTGGAACAGTTAGACGCGCTGGAGGGTATTGTGAATGCGGCTTCCAACGATACAGGAGATCAGACTAGCTAAGGCCCGTAAGGGCCTGTCTTTTTTCACACTGCACACAAAACCTGACTACCTGCTCGGCTGGGTACACAAAGAAATTTGTGATGAGCTGGACAGGTTTCTGCAGGACGTGGCAGATAAAAAGTCTCCTCGGCTAATTATCACGATGCCTCCGAGATCCGGGAAGAGTGAGCTTGTTTCTAGGCGCTTTCCGGCTTTTGCTCTTGGGAGAAATCCAGAACTTCAAATCATCGCAACATCGTATTCTTCAGACCTATCACAGCGCTTCAACAGAGATGTTCAACGCGTAATAGATGATGAGAAATACTTTGAGCTGTTCCCGAATACTCGGCTCAGCAATTCGAGAGTGCGTACCGACTCCCGAGGATCGTATATAAGAACCTCTGACCTCTTCGAGATTGTTGGTCATGCCGGCGCCTATCGTTCTTGCGGTGTGGGTGGCGGTATAACGGGTCAGGGTGCCGATATTTTGATTATCGACGACCCGATTAAAGACCGAGCTCAAGCAGGTTCTAAGACTATCCGAGACTCCATTTGGGACTGGTACACATCTACCGCCTACACCCGACTGTCTCCCGGAGGTGGAGTCATCGTAATGGCCACCCGTTGGCACACAGACGATCTGATTGGTCGACTGATCCAGAGGATGGGAGAGGGCGATACATTCCGGATCGTAAATTATCCGGCTATCGCCGAGCATGACGAATTACACCGCAAAGCTGGGGAAGCTCTGCATCCTGAGCGTTATCCGCTCTCAACTCTGCTGCAGATCCAGAAAACGATAGGCAGTCGAGATTGGGAGGCTCTGTATCAGCAGCATCCAGTGCCCGATGGCGGAGCTTTGTTCAAACTTGAATGGTTTAGACGATGGACAGCATCAAGCCTGCCTCCCGAGTTTGACCATACGCTCATGTCGTGGGATATGACGTTCAAGGATTCCAAAAACTCCGACTATGTGGTCGGTCAGGTTTGGGGCAAAAAAGGTCCGAATTTTTACCTGCTTGATCAAGTACGAGGCCAATGGGATTTTGTGAAGACAAAAGAGATGGTCCGCGTTCTTGCACAAAAGTGGCCGCGTGTTGTCCGGAAACTGGTTGAAGACAAAGCTAACGGCTCGGCGGTTATTTCAGAGCTGAAATCTACGGTTTCTGGGTTTGTTCCGATAACGCCCACCGAATCAAAGGAGGCAAGGGCATCGTCCGTCACTCCTTACTTCGAGGCAGGGAATGTTTTTATTCCGGAAGACACTGAAGCGCCTTGGGTGCCGCATTACGTCAGTGAGTTGCTTGAGTTTCCTGCGGGTTCTCACGATGACCAGGTAGATAGCACAACTCAGGCATTGAACTATTTCCGCAACGGCTCAGGCGTCATTTTGACCCGAGAGCAGATGCAGCAGGCACGTTTTAGATTTTGAAAATCATGAATCAACTAGACGAAAACAAACGCCGAAAGATCAATCAAAAGATCATCGATGCGGTAAGCTCTCGCTTCGTGCCTCCTAGAAGATCGTTCTCAACCGAAGAGGCCAAAACGCTCTTTTATCCTCCGATTACCTTGAACACAAAAGAGCCGGAGAAAGAAGAGTCTCGTTTTACAAATGATGCCGCGATTGGCTCGAGTTTCAATGCGTACTATGCCTCACTGACACAGCACGCTTTGGATTTAGGCCAGTTCCCGATGACTTCATTCGTCGGCTACGGCGTCCTGCAGAATATCGCCCAGAACGGCATGATCCGCACCTGCATTCAGACCGTTGCAGATGATATGTGCCGGGAATGGATTCAGGTCGAGGGCGGAGAAGACGAATCGGCAGACAACGTAAAGAAGCTACAAGATCTTCAGGAGAACAAATATCGACTGAGGAAGCTCTTTAATGAAGCTCTGAGCATTGTTGGTTTCATGGGAGGATGTTTCATTTTCGTTGACACAGGAGTTGAAGGAGAAGCGCTAAAGCTTCCTCTCAATTATTCCGACAAGTCAGCCGAGCTAGTGGGCGAGGATAAGGCGATCAAATTTATCGTTATTGATCCGGTCAATGTCTCGCCGGGATTTTACAACGCCAGCCAGCCGCTCAAAGACGATTATTTGAAGCCGAGATCTTGGTTCGTTCTTGGCCAAGAGGTGCATGCATCTCGTCTTATTCGACTAGTTGACAATGAACCTCCGCTGCTTCTGAGGCCTGCCTATAACTTCCTTGGAATCCCACAGGCTCAGATCCTTTGGGATTACGTTCTCCACTGGAACAAAGCCCGGGAAACAGGGGTCAGCATTCTGGAGAAACTCAACCTCACGGTATTCAAAACAAATTTCGCTGAGGCTTTTGAGGCTGGCGGGATTGAGCAGTTAGACGCGAAGATGATGCTTCTACAGCGTTACCGTTCGAATGAGGCCATTTTTGCATGTGACTCTTCGGAGGATCTGCAGAACATCACTCTGACGATCTCAGGAGTTGAAGGCATCATCCGGCAGGCATTGGAATTCATTGCGGCTATCAACCGAACGCCGGCGGTCAAGCTCCTCGGAATCTCTCCGAGTGGTTTCAACGCGACCGGACAGAGTGACATCCGGAACTATTACGACCATATCAAGTCGAAGCAGGAGCTCAATCGAGACGCAATACAAACCGTCTTGAAGGCCATTCAGCTTGTCGAATTTGGTCATGTTGATCCGTCCGTTACATTCAAGTTCAATGAGCTTGGAGAAGCTGATGCCGCTGCTACAGCAATCACAGCTAAGACAAAGGTCGACATGTTGGCTGTGTTGCAGGATCGCAATGTTCTGAGCGCTGAAGAGGTTCGTGAGTTTGTTCGTCGTGATTCGGATATGGGTCTCGATTTCATTCCTGAGGAATTGCCTGAAGGAATGGAAGGGGAGCTCATGACGGACGATCCCAGTCAGCAGAATGAGCTGATGAACAACTTCCTGAAACAGCGATCGGCTGAGAACGTGGCGCCGGCGCCGAAGACTGATGAAGACAAAGCTGGAGAGATTTTCTAATGAAGACTGCTCGTGCCGTTCAGCCGAATCTAGGCAGACAAGCGAAGTTCAAAAGGAAGCTCGACACCTTCTTGAAGTCCTTCAGAAATAGGATTCTCAACGAGATACTTCTTTATCTGTCTGATGCTGGAGGATTGACCGAGGACGCTTCCTTAACGTTCCGTCCGGATGATCCTCTCGATCGCGCACGGCTTCGGAATATCAAGGAACGAATCAACCGCTTGGTTCTTCGTGATCCTGATCGATTCCGTCGCAATGTTGATGACTTCATCGCCCGCAACATGGGTAACTGGATGAAAACCGCAGATCGGGAAACGCGTCAGATCGCGGAATGGTACGTGAAGAATCTCGCTACTGATGTCTCAACGGCCCAGAAAGCATCACTGCTGGCTGCAGGAGTTCCGGCTTCGGTTTTTGCCTACGAGATGAGGCAGACGCGAAAGCACTTTTTCATTACGCCACAGGCAGTGAATGAGCTCCCGCGTATGGTCGCCGACACGACAAGTCTCATCAGCAACATCACAACATCCGAGCTTGCAAATATCCGTGGTGCTTTTATGGATGCGTATGAAGGTCACGGGACCTACTCGCAGATTGTCGAGGCCCTTGGACGATCTTCTTCATTCACGGCTCAACGAGCTCAGCGTGTGGCAATTGACCAAACGCTAAAACTGAATCAGCAGATTCAGCAGGCTAATTGCAAAGGTCTCGGTGTCACTCGCGGAATTTGGATTCACGTCCCCGGCAAGTACACAAGCCGAGAGAGTCACATCGAAATGAATGGAAAAGAGTTTGATTTGTCTAAGGGCATGTACGACAAAGAAGTCGGAAGAAATGTGATGCCAGGAGAACTTTATTTTTGCAGGTGCCAATTCAGGGCCGTGTTACCTGATTAATCAAAAGCGAAAAAGCCTCAATCCGTACCGGTCTGAAATCAAAATCCAGGAGTACGGAAGAGGCTTATTTCGACTTGTCGATATTTTAGCCCGTGAAGAAGAAACGGTTTAGGAGATTTTGAATTTATGGGCTAGGAGCAGAAGAAGTGGAAACAAGTAAAGAAAGCAGAAGTGTTGCACTTGACTCTACAAGCGTCAGAACCGTAGATGACAATGGATTCCTTCATGTCGAAAAATCTCCGCTGACGCGTGTTCAAGTTGCTCCGTATTACGGAAAAGAAATCGCTGGCTGGCGAGAGCTCGGACTTGATCCGGAGAAGATTTATCACGCCTATCGACCGCCCGAAGAACTCAGCTCTCCCGAAACGATTCAATCAATTAACGGTATCCCGATTCATCTTGAGCATCACGATGATCACGGAGCCCCCGAGAACAAACAAACTCGGGTCGGCACTACCGGAACGGACGGAGTTTTTGAGGCTCCGTTTTTAGTTAACTCTCTGCACATTTACGACAAGGACGCACGCAGCAGGATCGAAGACGGTTCAATGCGTGAGTTGAGTCTTGCGTACACGTTCGAGCCCGACTTCTCGCCGGGTGAGACACCTGATGGAGAGAAATACGACTATGTGCAACGCAAGATCAGAGCGAACCATCTTGCGCTTGTTGAAACTGGGCGCGCTGGGCCTGAGGTAAGAGTTCGCGATTCTAATAAGGACTTTCTCAATATGGAAAAAGATGACGCTGTTGAGCAGGCTGAAGTGACGTTAGCAAAGGCGATTATCGATTTGCATTCCGTTGATCCTAACGGAAAAATCGTTGACGGCGCTCAAGATGATGACAAAGACGCGATGATTCAAAAAATCATCGAAGGACTGAAGGCAAAAGGCCTGACGGACGAAGAAGCTGAAAAGCTTAAGACCACTCTGTCTGACCTGGCTTACTCTCAGGCTACAGGAGACGAAGATCCTAAGCCCGATGAACAAAAAGAGGCCCAGGACGACGATCCGGAACTTGATGAAAAGATGAAGGATCCGAACTTCAAGGCTGGTTTTGAAGCTGGCGTTCTCTACGGCGAAAAACGTGAAAAGGACGATCCTAAACGCATCGATTCTGATCACGAACGCGAAGGCGAAGAACGCTATCTCGAAAAAGAAGCGGAAGATGCATTGAAATCCTGTGGTCTTGATGAAGCTTCTGAAGAAGAGAAGAAGGCTTTTGCTGCCGGATTGAATTACGCCCAGAAGAAAGATGAAGGCGCACAAGATGAAGATCCGAAACCTGATGATGGCAAAGAAGAAAAGAGTTCTGCCTCTGACTCCATGAAGATTCTCCGAAACGCCATCTACTCTGAACTGGCCGCAATCGAAGAAGTCAAGCCGGTGTTAGGTGTTATCCGTGCCGGATCCTATGACTCCGCAGGTTCCATCTATGTGGCAGCACTCAAGAAACTCGGTTTGAAAAACATCCCCGCATCCGAAGCTCGTTCTGCGTATCGCGCCTACATGCAGGGTCGAAAGGCCTTAGCTGGTGCGAAAGACTCCGGCGCCAAGGTGACCGAGAAGCCGACTGCCGTCAGCGCAATTTTGAACAATGTTAAATAAATAGGAGATTTTTTGATGCTTCAAAAATCTGTAGGTCTCTATCCTGCTATCGGTATTCCGGGACAGCAGGTTGCATTCAATCAGGCCGTCTACACGCCTCAGAACTACTTGTCTGACGGTACTGTCCAGTGCGGTGGTTTTGCGTTTGCTGTAGCCGCCTCCCCAACCGGAACAGCCGTGAAATTCCCAATCGCATCCTTGAAGGGCTCTGCAGGGGCCAAACCGATCGGTTTTGTTGAGCGCACGTTCACGGCGTCCATCGAGCTGGGCACAGATACTCCGGACATTTATCCGAAAGGATCTGAACTGACGATTGCAGTGAGAGGCGATTACTACATCGTCGCACCTGCGGCCGCAACTCTCGGTCAAGCTGTTCTCTGTGATCCGACTACCGGCGCCATCACGTTTGGTGATGCCGGCGCCGCAAATGACACTGGTTGGACGGTTCAGACGGCTGGCGCAAAAGGCGACACGATCATCATTTCCAATCACGGCCTCGGTTATCAGCCTGCCGCGAGTGGATCCTAATCTGAGGTAAAAAATGAACGATTTTGAATTAGCAAAGCAAAAAGGCGTGCATGGTGTGGAAGCAAAAGGATTCATGTCCTATTCCACAGACGCCAAAGGTAAGATCAACGTCGATTACGATGCAACGGTTAAGGCAATGGCTCGAGATGCTGCATTGCAGACTCCTGTGTCTGTCGGCGTCCCGTCAGTCTTCACGACATTCATTGACCCGCAGGTCGTCCCCATCCTGTTTGCCGCCCAGAACGCTACAAAGATTTTCGGCGAAGAAAGAAAGGGTGACTGGACAGATAACTTCTTCACCTTCCCGGTCGAAGAGTATGCGGGCAATGTGACTCCTTACTCTGACTTCGCGGAGAACGTCTCTACAGATGTGAACGTGGAGTACCCGACTCGCGAAAACTTCTTGTTCCAGACCGTCATCAAGTATGGCGATCGTGAAGTCGGCCTTGCGGCCAAGGCCAAGTTGAATGTTGTTTCTTCTAAACAACAGGCTTCTGCTTACGTGATGGCGATGGCTCACAACAAGTTTGCGCTTTATGGCGTCGAAGGTAAGAAGGTCTACGGTCTGTTAAATGACCCGAACCTGAACGCTTCGATTTCTCCGATCTCCATCACCACGGGATCTACCGCTAACTCTACGTGGACAGCAAAGTGCGCTGCACAGCCTGAGAAGACTGCCAACATTGTCTATAACGACATTAACAAGCTTTGGGCTGAAATTAGCAAGAATAACGGCGGTTTGGTTGATCAGAACTCCCGCATCATTCTCGCTGTCAGCAACACCAGAGCTCCTTACCTGACCGAGCCGAACTCCTTCGGTCTTACGGCCATGACTATGCTCAAGCAGTCATTCCCCAACATCGAGGTTGTTCAGCTTCCTGAGCTGACTACAACGGCTGGTGAAATGCTGTACATGACTGTTCCAGACCTGTTTGGCATTGAGACTGGTATCTGCGCATTCTCTGAGAAGTATTTCTTGGGTCGTGTGGTTCCGGAAATGTCAAGCTACAAGCAAAAGGTCGTTGGCGGAACTTGGGGCGCTGTTATTCGTCGTCCCAGCCTCGTTGCCACGATGCTCGGCATCTAACCTGAACTAACCAGCTACGGAGGCCCGATCTCTCGGGCCTCTTTCTTAGGAGATTGAAATAATGGCTCGTACAAACACAACTCAGAAAGCAACATCCGGAAAGGTTGTCGCAGACAATTTCAGCAATACCCAGAAGAAGAGCACTGCTAAAACTCAGTCCACGGTGATCATTGCTTGCACTCTGGCACACGGCCTCAAATTTGATGATGTGCCGAATGGCAATGGCGGAACAAAAACGATCGTTTTTCCGGGCGTAAATGATTCGCTTAGAGGAAAACGTGACGGGATCCTGCTGGGCAAGGGAAACTCTGTCGCATTCCAGATCGATAAAGAGGACTGGGAAAACATCAAGCGCATGCATGGTCAGGAGGCTGTATTCACAGGCGTGAATGGCGGTATTCCGTGCCTGCTTGAGATGAAATCAGTTCAAGAATTCAGAGGCCGCGAGGACGAGTTAAAAGAAGCGTCCCACGGCCTCAATCCGATCGATCCTGAATCGGTCAACGTTGAAGAAGTTAAGAACGAAGAAGGTTAACAAAATGGCTGTCGTCGTCTTTGATCCTGAAAAATTTCGAATCCTTCATCCTGCGTTTTCGGATGAAGTTAAATTCCCGGACGAAACTCTTCAGTTCTACTTTGATGTGGCGGTGGAGTTCGTGGGGAATACGGACGCCGACAGCTTTGCTCCCTATGATCCGGACAACAAGATCTATACAAGGGAGCGCCTTCTTGATCTTGCAACCTGCCACCTGCTGACACTCAGCCAGCAGCCGAACGGTCAGGTTGGCAGGATTGCTAGTGCTACGCAGGGAAGTGTGAGTACCAGCTTTGATCTTCTGAAAACGAATACTTTTGTCGGAGATTGGTGGGCTCAAACACAATGCGGCGCCATGTACTGGACGCTGACTGCCAAATACCGAATCGGCGGCCGAGTTTATCCGGGAAACAATTACCATCCGTGGGGATGATGATGGGCATCAAAATCACATCTAACAATGCGTTCAAAAAGCTGTCAGAGAAACTCAAGGCCGATAGCAATAAAAAACTAGAGGTCGGAATAATGATTCCGGACATTGCCACCATTGGGATGTATTTGGAATATGGGTGGACCCAATCAGTGACGAGTAAGCAAGGACACTATCTGTCAGCCCAGCTAGGACTTCCTCCGAACAGCAAATTCACGACCCTGTACATGCCTCCGCGTCCGTTTATGAGAGCCACATACGCTCAAAAACGAATGGATTGGCAGGAGAAATTTAGGTCCCGCTTCCTAAAAACGTTCGACATAACGCATTCGTTAGGCGTCATGGGGCAAATGGCTACCGATGACATCAAGCAAACGATTCGAGAAGCAGGTATTCCTGCTGGTTCATTTCCTAAACGATCAGAGCTAACGATGGCACTGATGCAGGCAAGAGGAGAAATGGACAAGGCCAAGAAAGCTAAAGGGAAAGGCACTCTGCCTAATAACGTGATGACCACGAAGCCTTTGACGCTGAGTGGCGTCCTGCAAAGCTCAATAACTTGGAAGGTTTCCTAATGTCTCTCAACCTACATGCAATTGTCCGTCAGGCAATAAACGCCAACTATGCTGACGAAACCTTCAAGCTGTATCGATCGGTCGGTCAAAAGAATGTAGGAGGGATTGTCCAAGCGTATTACGCACCAGCAGAGGAGATTCAAGGGAATTTTCAAAGCGAAGGCGATAGCGCGTTGGATCATGCCAACTTAGCCGGACAGAACACCATCATCCGGCGCCTGTATCTCTTCGCATCGAGCGACCAGAAGCAGCGACCTTGGGCAATCTATAGGCCATTAGCGAGGTCGGGAGATTATGTCGAAGACTCCAAGGGAGGCCAGTGGCTGATCACTGCGGTGATTGAAGATTTTTCCGATGCCGGTTGGGAGGCGGTCCGCTGCACACTCCAAACCACGCCTCAGAAGTTGAATATCGCGGAAGATGAAGATGAAAGCACAAAACCTGACCCCGAACATCCGGACAGCAATCCAGGAGTTTCTTGAGATATTTGCAGTTCCGGCTGTGGCGCCGGAAAACATCTTCTACGGGAACCAAAATAATCTAGCTTTGCCTCCTGAAGGAAACGATTACGTCATCTATTCCTACATCTCAAGCGTCCGCCATGGAACGAGTGCTGAGGATTGGGAGAAGGACCAAACCGATGACAATGTTTACCTCTCAACGACTACAGAGGTTTTGGTTCAGGTCGATTGCTACGCCTCGACATTAAACGGCTCGGACGGCATGAATGCGATGCTGAGGGCTCAGGCCTTGGAGACCGTATGCAGGTCTCAGGTCGGCGTGAAGTTCTTCGTTGATAGAGGAATCAGCCTGCTTCATGCGGATGATCCGAGAGACACAACCATTATCGGAGACTCCGATAACTATGTCCGGAGATCCACGCTGATGATTCACCTCAGCATGCAGAGCCAGATCAAGGTGTCGATGGGATTCTTTAGTGCGGTTGATGTGGACCTGAAAAACGTTGATGTGAGCTACCCGCCGAAGGAAAAGCAATGAACGCGCAACTTGCTTTCAAACTTGGGCGTGCATTCAAGCTTGGACTAATGTATGGGCTTGGGAGAACTTACGCAACAAACCCTGGTGATGCTCAGGATGCTGCAAAGTGGATAACGGTGAATGGCACTCATATACCAGTCGGTAAGAATGGCAAACTGGAAGGGAAAGTAGGAAAGAAGGTAGAAAGCCAGCAGTCCTATCCGAAATCGGGGAAAAATCTCATTGAGAGTCCGCCGTCAAAGGATATTCATAGTTACTTGCAAAAGGCCGGAGGTAATCCCGCTAAAGCTATCGTCCTCTATTACGACAATGAACTGCGAGGAGGTTCGGTTAGCACTGAGGTGGAGATATCTGGGAAGAAGCAAACAGTTTCTGTCGTTTTCGATGGCAAAGGGAGAAAGGAATTTAAGAAATTTTCCGGGCACCTACGAGAAATACTAGAGGTTCTTCCTTTTGTTCCAGAAGTAATAGAAAAAGGCTCCTACTTCGGGAGGAAAGAGGCTGTCAACCATACTCCGCAAGTGGCCTTTCATACAAAAATGAAAAACGTAAGGGTTAATGGCATTAAAAAAACAGTGGCTGTCGATATAGGAGAAACGTCAAGCACTGACTTCCATGCGTACAACGTCAACACCGAAGGAAACCGATGGTTTGATAAGAAAAAGGCTTCTTTTGAAATTGAAATGAGAAAAAGAAAAGCCAGAGACGCTGTGCTATTACCGCCACCTAAGGGCTCGGTGAAAGGTTTACACCGGTCAACAGAACAATCTCTAGCTATAGGTGAGATTTTAGAACGGCCCGAAGAGCCGGTCAAGATGTCAGTCCTAAGAATAAGAATTCTATGAAAAAAATAGCCCCGATCAGTTGGTAGCTGAGCGGGGTTTGAGTTAACTGATTGCAAGGGAATCAGTCAATATGAACATTTTACACGACCTAGCGGAGGCCCTAACCATGGTCACTGCCGTTCCTTTGTATGCAGCTCTTCCTGTTTACCTAATCGGTTACGGGTTCGCAGTTTGGGTGATTGCGAAAGCGATTAAGGCTGTAAAGGATATTTTCAAATAGATGAGTTTCTGGTGTGGCTCATAGCCGCTCCATAAAAATTATCGTCGGCGCCATCTGGCGCTTTTTTATTTTGAGGAAAAATATGTCAATCAATGCATCGCGACTCGTTTCTATCACTCCGAGAGTGATAAGCGCTGGGAGCGCCGATCTTGAAACAAACGGTCTGCTGCTGACCCAGAATGCTCTGATTCCTGCAGATTCTCCGGCACTGGAATTTGTGACCGCCGCCGCTGTCGGGAATTATTTTGGTGCCGAGTCCCCTGAGGCTGACTTTGCTAATCAGTACTTCTCCGGAGTGAACAATCAGCAAAAGGCAATTAACCGTCTTTTTGTGGCCCGAAGAATCAATGCGGATTCCGCCGCTTGGATTAAGTCAGCTCCGATCACTGCTCAACTTTCCGAACTGACAGCAATCAAGACAGGATCCTTGACAATTTCGGTCAATGGCACAGAAAAAGAAGTCGTGAACCTCGACTTCTCCACGGCTAAGTCTTTCAGTGACGTTGCCACTGAGCTGGCTTCTGCAGTAGGCGCGGTTTCCGGCGCCTTTAACTCTGTTCAAAATGCCATCATCCTGACCACCACAGAGACAGGCGATACCGCTTCAATCTCCTTCGCTACAAAAGCGACAACAGGAACGGATGTTTCCGCATTACTTGGATTGACTGAGGATTCCGGCGCCGTTCTCTCTCAAGGTTCCGATGCTCTGACACCTGCTCAGAACATGAATCTTGTGACTTCTGTTTCTCGCAACTGGGTCGGATTCACAACCTTGTATGCAACAGAGGTTGCTGAGGCTTCCGCTTTAGCGGCTTGGGCCGACATTGATGATGACTACGTGTACTTTGATTGGTCAACAGACACAAAGATGCTTGATCAATCTACCCAGTCCACAACGAAAGCCGCCCAATTAGCGGAGAACAACTACAACTGTTTGGCGATGGTTTACGGTACCGCTCAGGATGCCGCGGCCTTCCTTGCAGTTGGTGCCTCAATAGATTGGTCTGCAATTCAGGGTATTAAGACGTGGTTCGCAAAATCTGCTTCCGGAATTAAGGCTTCCGTTCTCAGCGACGAAGTGGCCGAAGCCTTGGATGATCTCAAGGTCAACTATGTCGGAGCATTTGCAACACGCAATGCAGAGTTTGACTTTATCAACCGTGGTTGCTTGCTCTCCGGAATCTATCAATGGATTGATGCCCTGTACGGCATGATTTGGTTCAAAGCACGAATTCAGCGGCAGATTATGGACGGGTTCGCGGCTATCAATCGCGCTCCCTACAACGCTATTGGCTTTGCTTATGTTGAGGCGTGGTTGCTTGATCCCATCAACGATGCCAAACGTAATGGCGTGATTGATACAGGGCTGGCATTGTCCAACTCCCAGATTCAGCAATTGTTGACAGAAACCAACAACTCAACGATCAAGCAGGATCTCTACTCAAAAGGTTATTGGTACCTCATTGAATCTCCGTCGGCAAATGTGAGAACCCAGCGAGGAAGCCCTCGTTTGGGACTTTGGTACACCTATGCTGGCAGCATCCAACGAATTGAGATGCCTTTGACAGCCGTAATGTAATCAAAATTTCACAACAGCAAAGACCCGTCGTGATGGCGGGTTTTTCATTTAGGAATGAATAAAAATGCCCGTACAAAACTTTGACATCACATCCGCCAATGCGTCAGCAGTGATGACGATTGAAGAGCTTTACCCGAACGGTCTGAAACTGGAAAGATTCTCCACAGATGCGGCTATTGTTGCCGATTCCCAGCAGGTTGCCGAGACCCGAATGGGTGTTGACGGTCGTATGGCCGCCGGAGTCACACCGAATATTTATCCAGTCACAATCACGCTTGAAGCAAACTCTCCGACAGCGGCCGCATTTACAACGCTGTTTGAGGCTATGAGCTCAAATAAACAGCTTTACGTTTGCAATCTGACAATCAAGATTCCATCAATTGGCAAGACCTACCAGTTCTCCAACGGTGTATTGCAGACAGCAAACCCCATGCCCGGACTTAATAAAGTCTTGGCTGCCACGACCTGGGTATTCCACTTCGAATCTATGGAGCGCATCTAAATGAGAGAGCCGGTTATCTTCAAAACAACAGACGGCGATAAGCAGCTGACGTTCAAAATTTACCCGTTCCCAGCAACGAAATCAGAAGACCTCTTAATCCGGATTCTCCTTTTGACAGGAAAAAACCTCGATTTAGACGCCTCTGTTTCGTATAAAGAAATTATTAGGGCGCTGGCATCCGTCCCTCACATGGAAGCGAAGGCCCTCCTAGATGAGCTTCTGACATGTGTGTACAAGATTGATGGCAACAATGAGCGTCAATTTTCGTATGACGATGCCGACGGCTACATTAGTAACCCGATGACTTTGATCCGCCTTCGTGTTGAATCCCTGAAGGTGAACTTCAGTTTTTTTCAAAATTTCGGGAAACTGTTCTCCCACGTAGAGCCGAGTTCCTAGCAGATTGCGCGAAGGTTCGGGGAGTTGCCCAAGTTAGCAACTTCCCGCCTTTGTTCTCCCGGCTTATATCCGGAGGAATGGCAACCCTCACGGAGTTGCAGACAACGATCACGCTTGAAGAAGCGTACCAGCTCGATGAGATCCTTCTAGTCAAAAACTACAACGCGTGGCTTGCAAATAAATCGGATTAGAAAATGGCAAAAACAACTGACAGTCTGTTAATCTACATTGGTTTAAATGCCGATGGGATCATTGAGTTTTTCGATAGTCTCTCAAAGAAGATCGATTTCTTGATCAAAAAGTCTGCGGATGCCGGAGACAATCTTGATGAACTTCTGGGCAATCCGATTGGCGATCAAACGGCTGCGGCAGTCGAATCAGTCAAAAATAATTCTGACGCTGCTACTGCTTCAATGAGGCAAGCTTCTCAAGCAGGTCAAAAGGCTGGAAAAGACATTGAGAAGGGAGCAAAACAGGGATCTCAGGCCCTGCAAAAACTCGACTCAATGGCCTCAAAGGTCTTCTCAGCGATAAAGGGATATGCCGGTCCCTTGGCGGCCATGTTCGGCGCCAAGATGATGTTCACAAACTTCATTGATGAGGGCGATAAGTTAGACAAGCTCTCAAAAGAAGTCCGGATGAATGTCTCTGAGCTGGATGCTTGGAGAAAAGCGAACGTGGCTGCAGGAGGTTCTGCGGATGCGTTCACTAATGCTCTGAAATCGTTCACCGACCGCACCGGCGCCAGTGCTTCTGTTTTTCTGTGCATGGGAAAACAGCTCAATGGCATGAACGATGCCCAGGCCAACTATGCCTTGAAGTATCTCGGCCTTACCCGGGAAAGTGCTGCGGTATTTCTTCAGAACAACAAGCAAATGAACGAGCTTGTTGGAAAGTACCGGCAAATGGCACTGTCTCCTAAAGACGCGGAAAACGCCAGACGGTTCAAAATCCAATGGGAAATCACAACCATGTCGATGAAGAACCTCGGCAATCAGGTTGCCAAGGTGTTTCTTCCGTACGTCGACAAGGGGATGAAAAAATTTGGTGAGTTCACGGACTTTGTTGCGCAACATAGTGAGTTCATCAAAATAGCACTGGAATTGGTTGCGGGAGCCGCGGCATTAGCGTTAGGTCCGAAGTCGGCGTTAATGCTGGGTGGGAAGGCGTTGGGTTTATTAGCCAGTCCTGTTGGGTTGGTTGTTGCCGGCATTGTTGCTTTAGCCCTTGCATTAGATGACCTAATCAGTTTTGCAAAAGGCGGACCAAGCGCGTTTGAAGACCTGCTCAGATCAATGGGCACTTCTGACGATGAAATCAAGGAGCTTCGCAAAAGCTTCCAAGATGCGTGGAAAGCCATCCAAGATCTGATGGACGCCCTAAAGCCTGTCGGAGATCTTTTTCTGCAGGCTTTCGGATCTGTCATCAAGGTAGCTATTGAGACAATCGTTCTGACGATAGGGAAGGTTGCTGAGGTTATCGCGAAGGTCATCAACTCTGTATCCGGATTAAGGGATAAGTTTGTTGGTGCTTTTGAATCTATCAAAAGCAGCATTCAGCCGACCGTTGACTGGATCTCCAGTGCTCTGTCAGACATCACAAATTTTGAAATGCCTTCGTGGGTTAATCCCATGAACTGGTTCGGAAGTGATGACAAGAAGAAGGCTGTGGTGGCACCGGCTGGGGCTACTGTCGGAAATGCCGGAGGAGTTGTCAAAGAAAAAGGCAGAACGACAAACATAAACTCTCCGATTTCCAACCAGACTGTAGTCAATTTCAACGGAAATCCGGACAAGGAACAAGTTATTCAAGGAGTTAATCAAGGTGTCTCTCAGGCCATGCAAGGATCTACAGACATGTTGAATAACGCCGCTTCGGGGGTTGATTTCTGATGGCGTCTATAAATTCAATCATGGGATTGTCGTGGGCAGTCGTTGGAAACAATCTGCTCCCGTTTATTCCCTACGTTTCGATTGCTGCAGTTGACGCAGACCAGAGTTCTCGGATTCCAACTGAACCGATCGAAAAGGGCCAGTTGGCCGCTTACAACATTGTGCGGGAACCTGAGCGGGTAAACGTCGAATTTTTGTTCAATGGAAGCTATGCCGTACAGGTTTTGGCGCTCGCAATGTTAGACCGGAGGATGAACAGTACAGACACTTGTACGATTTTTTCTCCGGCAAAAATCTGGCGGAATATGGCTTTGGAGCACTATGACTTCTCCAGAACTCAGACATCTAATGCCTGTATGTTGTCGATACACGCCTCTTTCGTTGAGATCATCACGGTCAATCTAAACCAACAGAAAATCGCTTATTCGCCAAAGCGAGCGACTTCTGCAGTCAAGGTAAACACAGGGCAGGCCCAAACAAAACCGACGATGGCTCAAAGCTTGATCAAATGGGCTGGAGGCCTCGGCAAGTAGAAACCTTTTTAACCATCTGGTTGCAATGGTGGTGAAACATGATTCAAATCAATATTTCAGCTCTTCCATGGCAAGAGTTTTCTGTCGTGTTGGACGGGCAGAACTGCGTCATCAGCCTAAGGCAGGTAGCTGATCACATGTACTGCAATCTGACTTGTGAAGAGGTCGAAATATTCAAAGGCCGCAAGGTTTGCGTGGGAACGGACATCAATACTTATCCTTCTCCGAACTTTAAAGGCAAACTCAGAATGATCGACACTTTGGGCAATTCAGATCCGCAATATGAAGGATTAAACGACCGCTGGATCCTTGTGTACGCAAGCGAGAACGAGGTTTTAAATGGTGCTCAATGAGACTACATACACGCAGAAAGACATTGCTGTAACGGTCGCTATGGACGGACAAGAAGCAATCACTTTTAAAGACTTTGCTGTGTCTGTCTCTATTGATAAATCAGGTTGTCCGGCATATCCAAAAGCTTCAGTTGTCTTGAAAGGGTTGTCTCTGAACACAATGGAGCGGCTGACGCATCTCGGCTTTAAGTCCTTTTCTTTGAAGCGGAACAAAATCAATATTTCCGCAGGTCAGAAAGGGAAGACCTTATCAGTTATTTTCAAAGGCGAGATCATCAATGCTTGGGCGGATTTCAATACAGCTCCGAGTCCGGTGTTCAAAATCGAGGCAAATTGTGGTCTTTTTTCCGCTTTAATTCCACAGCCTCCGATTTCTGTCACAGGTAACCAAACAGTTTCTGGCTTGATTGAGCAGATTTCAAATGAAGTTGGATACGTCTTGGAAAACAATGAAGTTACAGCTTCAATCCGAGATTGCATTATCAACGGGGACCCAGTGACAAAAATGCGTCGAATTGCTGATGCAGTTGGTGCAAATCTCTTGTTTGATGATGAGAAAGTTGTTCTCATGCCGAAGAAGGGGAGCCGGAAGACACAGGGCGAATTGCCATTGATTAACTCCTCCAACGGCATGATTGGTTATCCGACATTCTCGAACAATGGGATCAACGTCTCATGCTTTTTCCGTCCGGAGTTGAGGATCGGAGCGAATTTCAAACTGGAATCAATCGTCCCTCATGCTTCCGGAACTTGGAAGATCGTCTCCCTCAAACATGAATTGAGTGCGAATGATCCGGCCGGAGGTTCTTGGAAAACTTCAATCTCCGGAATTTATCCGAGGTGGTAAATGTCAGACAAAGAACTTAGTGCGAACTATGACAACTTCGCCTCCAGCAATCCGTTGAACTCGATGGAGTTTTTTATTCGTTCGCTGATCTCTCAAGTGGTAAGTACCTCCTTGCCTGTTGTTGTGACGGCAGTGGAACGTAAAGGAGAAGATGCCGGCGCCGGATATGTTACGGTCAAGCCACTTCTCCAGCCAAGAAACAATTCGGGAGACGGTTTGGAAGTGACTACTATTCCAAAGCTTCCGTATTTTCGTTTGCAGCATGGCAAAGCCGCGATTATCTGTGATCCTAAGGTCGGAGACATTGGGCTGGCAGTTGTAGCAAAGCATGATATTTCAAACATCAACGGCAGCACGACTCCAAAGGTTCCTGCAACTTATCGAAAATTTGATCCGTCCGATTCGTTCTATATCGGAGGATTCTGGGGAAAAGCTCCGGAAGTCTTCATTCATTTAGAAGACGAAGGAACTATCAAAATTAAAGCTCCGACAAAGATCACGATTGAATCCCCGGAGTGTGAGGTCAATGCAAGCACCAGTTTCACAGTTAACTCTGCTCAGATCAACTTGAACGGTCCGATTTCCGGCGGTGGCTCTGGCGGCGCTGATGCAACATTCACAGGTGATGTAAATGCGAAGGGCATCAGCCTCACCAGCCACACGCACACAGGCGTCCAAAGCGGAAATTCAAGCACCGGCGCCCCGCAGTAAACGAGGAAGTTAGACCATGCCGCATACAGCAAAAACAGCTCTTCTGAATCCTCAGTCATGGGATCTTCAGCTGACAAAGGAAGGAAATATCCTTCTTACGTCCGGAGCTTTGGCTATAGCTCAGAACTTGGCCAACGAGATTCGTTTGTGGACCAACGACGCCTATTTCCAGCAGGCCAACGGCATTGCATGGAAGGAAGCCCAGCTCGCGAAAAAGCTGGATTCCTCCGTCCTTGCTCAATTGATTCATGAGGCTGGAAATAGGGTTGATGGTGTGAAGTCCGTTGATTCTGTTGACATTACTGAGTTCGATGAGGAAACCAGAACTCTGCACGGAGAAATCACGATCACGACAGAGCAGGACGAAACAGTTTCTTTTGTGTTCTAAAAAATTATGGCTCAAATCATTTTTAATCCGCTGGTCGGCGTTGAACTGCCGAGCACGCAAGAGATTCGTTCTGAGCTCGGCTCCCGGATCCAGCAGGCGTTTCAAACATCGCCAACGGATCCGCTTTTGAACATCGAGCCCAGTTCGCCAATGGGACAGGTCCTTGATCTGATTGTGGCCGAAATCGAGGCCAAAAACTCTGAGATTCTTTTCCTGTCGAACATGGTTAATCCGGATCTCGCAACAGGAAAGTTTTTGGATGCACTGGCAGCTCTTTACGGTTTAGACCGCAAGATCTCCGAGCCTACAGTGGTCAACTGCGTGCTCACAGGCTTAAAGGGAACAGTGATCCCCTATGGCGCGATCGCACAAGATTCCCTCGGAAATCAGTACAGACATTCGGCCGCAGCAGGTGCGCGAATCGGAGATACCGGAAGTGTCACATCCGCCTTTACTGCGATTGAGCACGGCCCGCTTGAAGTAGCAGCGGGAGCAGTGAACAGAATCGTCACAACGATTGCTGGATGGGACACTATCACCAATCCTGCCGCCGGCGTAGTCGGTCGAGATGAAGAGACGGACGCAGAACTTAGAAATCGAATGGTAGAAAGTTATGCTGTCAACGCCACCGGGTATGTCGAAGCGATTGAGGCAAACCTAGCTGCGCTCGAAGGCGTTCTCGATGTTAGAGTTTTAGAGAATCCCACGAATGCTGCCATCACGCAGTTCGGCGTGAGCATCAATCCGCATTCCATTCTCGTCGCTATCGTTGGCGGAGAGGATGAGCAGATCGCTCAAACGATCTACCAGCGTAAAGATGCAGGCTGTGGGACTACCGGAACCTATCAGGTTTCCTACACGGATTCTAGGTTCTACAACGCAACTTACGTCTACAACATTGTTAGACCGCAGAATCAAGCCTTGAAAGTCAAGATCGAATTCTTTGCTACTTCAATGAATCCGACTGAGAAAAACAACGTCATTCAGGCTGTGATCAATGACGTTCTTGGACAAGGTTCGAATGACCGGGTTTCTTTGGCCTCGACTGTCTACGCTTCTCGGTTCTATGCCGCAATTCAATCAGCGACAGAAGTTCCGGTTGCATCCATTCAAGTTGCTTTAGGTTCTGGAGCTTTCGGATCCAGTGTCCAAATTCCTGCGAATGTTGAGCCTACGATTCAAGAGTCCGATGTTTCTCTGGTATTCCAGACAGGAGGCTAACAATGGCAGATTCTGCAACTTGGCGGAACATTCTGAGTGTTGAGGATTTTCGAAAACTCTCAAATGTCCGATCGTTGATTTCTATTGCCCTCCAGTCACAGTATTCGCACTCCGAGCGATACAGACAATTAGGGTTGCTTTTTAATGCGGAATTAGACGCGTCCCCTCAGTTGGACGCGTTTTTTAATTTCATATTGAACCCCGATACAGCTTCCGGGGTTTGGCTGGATTGGTGGGGCAGGCGCGTAGGCGTGAATCGGAACCTCGTTGTCGACGGTCAGGACACTCGGCTGGATGATGAGTTTTTCCGGTTTCTGATTTTTTATCGAGCCGTCGTAAACGTCTCGAACTCTACGGCTGAAACTATCAATTCTTTGCTTACTCGGTTGATAGGCCTGCCGGCATTTGTCACCGACTACCAGGACATGACGATAACGATTCGCATTGTTGGTGATCCCTCTGCTGTCCAAATCGCCATTCTGCAAAACTACGGCTTGTTAAACAGGCCCGCTGGGGTTTTGGCAAATGTGGAGACGGTCGTTCCAAATAATCTGGTATTCGGATTTTTCGGATCCAATTTATTGCCATTTAATCAAGGTGTCTTCAATCCTTCAAAGGTCATTGAGATATGAGTAATTATCCAAAGTATCAATTAAGTGCAGCTATCGCACAGGACGGAGAAATTACCATTCCTCCGTTAACTTCAGAAGAAGCTGGATTAGGACGGCTCTCTCAGCAAATAGGTTGGGGACGAGAAAATGCTATTCCCATCGAACAAGGCGGCATTCCTCCATTTAAGTCCGACTTCAATGGCGTCTTTTTCCTGCTTTCTCAATTTCTTCTGTGGTATCAACAGGGCGGGATTATGAATTATTCCGCCCTCTTGGACTACGAAGTTGGGAACGAAGTTATGCAGAATGGAACTAAGTACCGCTGCATCCAAGCCAACGGACCATCAAGTACCAAGGTGGCGCCCGGAACTAACAGAGCAGTTTGGAAAAATATCGACATTACCGTTCCAGCGGGCGCCGTAGTTCCTTTTCATAACGTGACATTAGGTGGTAGTGATGGGAGACGCCCAGTTTTTTGGGGAACTACTCAAGCCGACGAAGGCTGGATTCTATGTGATGGCCAGAGTGACGGGCAGAATGGTGTAACTCCAAACTTGATTGGAAAATTTATAAAAGGATCTCTACCAAAAGATTCGGGCACAACCGGAGGTGCTTCAACCATTGAGATTCCAGATTTGACCGTCAACGGCACAGTTGGTGCTACTGCGCTGACGGCCGCACAGATGCCTGCACATTCTCATTCAGGTAGCACATCTCCTGCAGGTGCTCATACCCACACAAGAGGTTCAATGAACATCACCGGACAAATTTCCGCCAACTGGTTGAGCGTGATTGGTAACGGTCCTCTTGTTTACGTAGGTGATCATCCCGGATGCTCCGATGGCCGTCAAAATGGTCGAGGTGTTTTCAATATTGATGCGTCCAGAACTTGGACGGGAGAAACATCTTCTAATGGCTCTCATCAGCATGGATTGAGTATCGGCTCTACTGGTGGAGGTCAAACGCACACGCACACCTTAACAGCGAACGCAAAAATCACAGGCGTTACCAATGAGCCGCCTTTTTACACGCTCGCTTATTTCTTGCGCTTGCCGGAGTAATTGATCATGGCAGATTCGAAATTCCAATTTCATTACACGCCGACAGGAACCGGAGTTATCAGCGGCCCCGAAGTTCTTCAGCAGACGGAGGACGCTATTAACGATGTTGGCGCGTACGCAGACCAAGCCTCTGACAATTCCGAAGAGGCTCTATCGATCGCTAAGGAAGCTCGGCAAACAGCACAGACGGCAAATTCAACTTCTTCAAATGCATTGGCGGAAGCGAATGCTGCAAATGAAAAAGTTGAGACTTTGAAGCAAGTAGTCGATGATTGGGATGCAGATATACAGACTGCTATTGCTCAATCTAAGAGTGCGGTCGATGCGTCCACGGTGGCAGTTACAACAGCGAACTCGGCACAAACTTCGGCTTCCGCGGCTCAGACTGCTGCTCAAGGTTCAGCTGCTAGTGCTCAAACTGCGGCTAACAACGCGGCTCAATCTCTGCAAACTGCACAGGCGGCGCAACAGGCGGCAGAAACTGCCCAGAGCAATGCCGAAACCGCACAAACGGCGGCAACAACCGCCCAAACCGCCGCGCAGACTGCCGAAACGAAAGCTCTTGAGGCGGCTGCAAGTGCCTATGCTGTCAGAGTAATCAATCAAGCGCTCCAAGTTTCGGCCACTATTCAAATCTCTGATTTGAAGCCTCAAGGCAACATTAAAGCTGGTGACACCGTAGTCGGAACTGATGGAAGAATGTTCACGATTGCGTCTGTGGACACAGCTGCCGGGACAGCTCTTTTATCTGCTGACTACACGGATTTAACGCCGAGTGTCTCATATGAGGCGGCTCAAGCCCTTACAGAGACGCAACAAACCACAGCACGGTCGAACATCAACTTTACAGCCGGTGCGGAATCTTGGGCTGAAACCTATTTCAATGGTCATGTCGATGACTACCTCTGCCCGATTCTCGAAGAACTGATTCTCGAGAACGGAGGTACACAGCAACAAATTGACGATGCCAAGAACACGCAAACCAGTAGCAACTCTGAATCAGGAAACTCTTAAAAAGGACAAAGCATGAAAACACTTGAAGAAGTCCGGCAAGAGATGTTGGCCAAGGCTATGGGTCGGCCTCTTGCAAAATATTCATTGAAGGACGCGGACGGAAGAATTGTTGTTTCCTCCAATGCACCGAGTCAGCACGCGTTTACAGATCCCAAAGATGAGGCATACGCAGAGAGCCATTACAAGCTATCCGAAAGATTTAAGCGAGATGATGGTGTCATCATCAAATATTGGAAGCTTGAGCCCAGTCCTCAAGGCTATTTCCATAGTGCAGACGGTAATTACTACCTTACAACGGAACTTCCGGAACTTGATGACAAATTTGTCCAAGAGCGTTACGAACAAGAAGTTAGAGGAGAGCGCAATGCTCGAATCTCTGACACTGATAAGTATGTTCAGCTCCCGGACATTACTGTGCAGTCAGCGGCTAAGGCAAAGAGATCTCAATTAACTGAAGAAGATCGACAGGCGTTATTGGATTATCGCCAAGCGCTTAAGGATCTTCCAGATCAACCTGGTTTTCCTTTTATCGACTACCCGGAATTTCCGGATGCTTTGGCCTATGAGTTGGAACAGGCAGTTGATGCCCGCAACTCCATGAGACAAGGAGGTTTTTTCAATGCTTAAAGAATTAGCAAGCCTGTTGTGTAGCTTATTCGTTCCTCGTAAATCGATGAGCGGGGGGGGGGTAAGTTAATATATGGTTATGAGGCTGACAGATTCTCTCTACCTAATTGGAACAATCCTCTCATTATCTCTTTGCTTGATTCAGAAGCAGGGAGTCAAGCCTATACAGCGCCATATGCCTGCTGTGTAGTTTTGAAAGTTAATAACGGTTATCCGACAGTAACCAGCAGTACCTATGCGCTAATAAACATAGCAGGGAACTATGTAACGCTAGTCCGATCGAACAAATATAACGTTTCTTGTTATTGCTTTCTGAAGAAAGGCGATGGAATCTCTTTCGGATGGTCAGGATCTGGCGTATCGGCTTTAGTTTATTCGTTGAATTTACCGAATTAAGTCGGGGCATTTAAGCCCCGGGGAAAGGAGCTTAAATGCTTAAACAATTGCTTCAACAATTATTGAATACTCGGACTACACCAGGAGGTGCTGCACACAGCGCTTCAAGCACCTATACCTCCCCGCAGTGGTTTAATGGAACGTCAACGGTAGGAGACAAATGGACCAATGGTCTTTACACCGGGACGGCTCCAAACGATGGATATTTGAACATAAGTGGATCTGCGTATATAACAACTGAGAACGTTGGATCTATGATTCAAGCACAAATAGGAGACGGCCAAATTTCTCAAGTAAGTCCAATGTCTGGGCAAGGTTTTAATATGTTGTTCCCGATTAGCAAAGGTGCCTCGTTTTCCGTAAACGGTATTCGTTTAACTGACATCACGGTACGATTCTTCAAGACAATCGGGGGGGGGTATAATCTCCTTGTTTGGAGGGCCCTGTCATGCTTAAGAGCCTTATCCAATTATTTGCAGAGAGGTTTCTGCAAAATAAATATCCAGACATCGCTTATCAATGTGGACCGAGCACTACAGCTCAAAATCAATCAATTGCCGGAGGGGGACAACAAAATCTCATTGCCCCCTTTAGCGGTTGGGCAGTGTTTCAGATTGGCGGAGACAATGACGTTAGCAACAATTGGTTCAGACTGGAAAACTCCACAAGAAAGATTAGCTACCTCATTAACGTTGCCTGTGGTTGGAAGTGGGCCTCGATCCCGATACAGAAGGGTGACACAATCATTGCGGATCTTGGCGTCTACTCGGGTTCGGGGAACCTTACTTTTGTTCGCAACGAATCGTCTAAATAATTTCGCATCTGGAGGTGAAGCATGTTAAAAAATTTGTTAGCTCTCCTCCTAGCAAAGTTTTATAGCAAGGAAGAATCAAGCCTTGTGGCACATCAGGCGATGCCCTCAGACCAACCTGTAAATATCGCTTCAAAAACTACTATAAGTTCATGGGGAACGATAGCCACGTTCACGGCTCCTGGAGATGGTTATGTGACATTCCATGGTCGTTCTATGGCAGGGGCTGCGGCTCAGATTGCCTCTCTACCGCTGGAAAATAATCCGACGGTTATTACGGCAACTCAAGATAATTATCAAGGAATGGCTTGCAACCTTCCAGTTCAAAAAGGTAAAACGGTGGAGATTTACGGGTCCAATATCGAAAATATTGTTGTATCTTTCAACCGACTAATCGGGGGGGGGCATCAGCTCTTAAGAAATTTATTCTGCAAGGAGGTGTGCTATGTCGCTTAAGTCGCTTGTGCAACTCTTTGCGGAGAAGTTTTTGCAGAGTAAGAAGGAATGGGTCGGAAGTCAAGGTCTTTTCTCAAACCCAAATCCCGGAACAACGTTCTTTGTTAACCACGCTCAGGCTCAGGTTTATACGCCTCCAAGTGATGGATGGATTACATTCGGCGGAGACCGATCATCGATCAATGTCGGCATTACCGGAAAGCTTGGAACGTGTTGCATTAGCTCTCAAGGTTATCTCAGAATTACAACTCCGGTTCGGAAGGGGAATACCGTTAGTCTCTATTGCGAGACGGAGGATAGGCAACCGCTTGAGGCTAAGTTCGTCCCGAGCGAAGGGGCGGCGTAGCCCTTCCCTTGTAGGAGGTGCGTCATGCTGAAGTCGCTCCTCCAGCTTTTGTTGAGCAAATTTATCAATGTTAGCGAGAAGCCGAGAATCGGGACGTTAGATCTATCTCGAATGACAATACAAACCTGCAACTTCGGTAATGTTGGGTACTACAACAGCATATCCTTAACAGCTCCCTTCTCAGGGTTTGTGATTTTCTCGCTGCCTTTAACTGTTAGTGATTGTGCGATCCGCAAACCCGAGTGGGGAGATTATGCGAGAACTGGAATCAATGGAGATACGGGTCGATGGCAAACATTGAATGCGCAGGTTGAAAAAGGGGAGACTCTCTTATTTGAAGGATTTATAACAGTAGCCGGAACAGTCAGCATTAAATTTATTCCCTACAAAAACACTTAACCGCTCCGCCCCTCCATGTGAGGGGCTTTCTTTTTTTATCTACATATCGGAGGAAAAATGCATCTACAAAATCGACGACATAGGGAGATTGAGAGATGTGGGATCAATTTTTAAGTCGTCTGAATAGTTTTGATCCCGGAGTTCTCAAGAGTTTCTTTTTAACTATTGCCGGATGTTTTACTTCCCTTATCAGCAGTCTCATGGGGGAGCATCAAAACCTCTTCTACTGGTTGTTTGGATTTGTGGTCTTCGACTACCTGAGCGGGATCGTAGCCGCTGCCAGAACCGGAACATGGTCAAGCAGAGTAGGGCTCAAAGGCCTTATCCGGAAATTCATCATCCTCTTGGTAGCCATCGGATTCCACGGGGTTGATCAGATATTCAATGAACCATGGATTGGGGCCTGGGCAATTGGTGCTCTTTCTTTGAATGAATTGATTTCAATCCTCGAAAACGTTGAGAAGGCTGGGTTTGGTCAGATCATTCCTCAACGCGTAAGAGACATGTTGGAAACCGTCCAAACGGAACATGAAAAACTCATCAAAGAAAAAGTCCATTTAGGAGAAAGTCAAAATGAATGAGGAAAAATTACCGTTTTCGCAATGGAATCCGCTTATTGCAGAAGATTTTGTGAAGAAGTGGGAAGGTCTGCGATTGAAAGCTTATCGATGTCCGGGAGGAGTTCTTACTATTGGCTATGGACACACAAAAGGCGTGAAACCAGGCCAGTCAATCTCAAGACAAGAAGCAGAGAAATTGCTTCGCGATGACTTGATTGAGCACGCCGAGGGCTTAGCTCCTTACGTTACTTGCAAACTGACCGCAGGACAGTACATCGCATTATTAGATTTGGCATTTAACTTGGGTGTGAGCGCAGTTGCCAAATCTAAGACCCTCGGATATTTGAATTCCGGGAAACTCGACTTGGCAAAAGAGGGATTCCGATCCTTTGCAAAGAAGAAAATCAGAGATAGGAACGGCAATCTGGTTAAGGATGAGCACGGAAAACAGATGTACGAAATCCTCCCAGGGCTGATGAATCGCCGAGAAGATGAGGTGAAATTGATGTGATGAATCCTTTTGAATTGGTAAAGATGGGCGCCGGCGCTTTGTTAGTTGCTGGCGCTTATGTTTTCGGTCTTCACAATGGTCAGAATTCTGAGCAGTTGAAAATTGCTCGAACTCAAATCTCGGAACTCACGGTTACAGTCAAAGACTATGAGACACAATACAAAAATCAGGCTATCGCTCTCGCAGAGATGCGTGCTGCTGAATCTAACGCTCGCGCTGACTCTGACCGCTTGCGCTCCCGCATTACCAGTCTTGAAAAAAGAGCCAAGACCTCTGCCGATAGAGACACAGTTCGATGTTTGCAGTTGGCAGCAGAATGTCGACGATTACTGCAAGAGGTTCGAGGACCTATTGAATACTGTAGAAAAGCGCTACAGTAGCAGGTAAACCCAGAAGGAGGAGCAATGTCGGATATTAAAAAATCTGCTGAAATTTCACCGGACGGTCTATATCGTTACTCCCTAGAACGCACATGGGACGAAGGCAAACCGACTGTCCTCTTTGTCTGTCTGAATCCGTCCACTGCTGATGCTGTAGAAGATGATGCGACAGTCCGCCGTATGATCAATTTTGCCCGTCAATTTGGCGCAGGCCGTCTTCTAGTTGGCAACCTTTTTGCCTTCAGATCAAAAAAACAGAATGACCTTATCAAGGCTACGGATCCAGTCGGACCTGAGAATGACAAGTATTTGGACAAACTTATTAAGTCAGCAGATATTGTCGTAGCGGCCTGGGGAAACTTTGGGTCCTATCTTGATCGAAGTTCTCAGTTTAGAAAAAAGTTCCGAAGGCACAATATTAAATGTTTGGCTATGAATGAGGGTGGAGAGCCAAGGCATCCGCTTTACGTACCGGAAGGAACTAAGCTTAGGGACATGTGGTAATTGATCTAAGCAGATAAAGATTTAACTTTTCTTCAAGAAATGGGAGAAACTATGACGAACGATTTAGAAAAATACGGGATTAAAAACAGTGAACGAACTCCGTGCGAAATCTGGACCCGGGTGATGGGCTACCATCGTCCGATTTCTTCTTTCAATATCGGTAAGCAGGGAGAAGTCGCTGAACGCAGATATTTTGATGAGAAGAAGTGCTGCTGTCGCAAATAGAAAAGCAAAGAGACGCTCGGAGCGTCTCTCGCCGACCGCACAGCTGCGACCCATTTAGATCTATTATAAATAGATGATTTTTTCTTTCGAACTAGGATGATCTGGGTCTCTCTTGAGGCCCTTTAGATTTTCTTAGACAATCCTCTGAGGTAGGCACAGAGGTAGGCAAATTGATTCACTCCTCTAAATCCCTTGTCCTGCAACGATGTCTAATTCCAGTTGGGGCCACCACCTCATCTATTAAATCCAATTAATTGAAGTCAGGATGGAACAGATTCTGAACCCCAGCCTTCTGTAAACGTTATTATCCTCTTTCAGGTCAGCAGAGCATTTGTCTTTGAAATTAAATGGCTCTGAAATTTTCTAATCCAGGGAACTGTTCTTGAAATGATTCAAAACAGTCTCAGGGTTCTTTGCATATTTTTCCGATAGGAAATCTTTGCTAGAGTTAGTAAGGTGCTCTATGCCTTGTTTAAGTGAGTTCCCCGCGTAAGCGGGGATGAACCGGGCACTTAGTTGGAAATAGCGACGGTCTCAAAGAGTTCCCCGCGTAAGCGGGGATGAACCAATCTCAAAGCTGTTAAAGATG